TACACCACCTACAGTTATTCCATTTTTTCCCCATAGACCATTACCTGTAAGAACAGAGCATCCAGCACTTACTGCTGCATTAACTGTAGTAATAATTCCTGCCTTTTTATCATTAATTTCAACTAGAATTTGAATTACTTTATTATCTCCAATTTTAGCTAGATTTTCATAATTAGCAGCATCAATTTCAAAACCTTCTAATTCACTAGCACGTTGTTCAACATCTTTTCTTACAGGAGATTCTTCTTCTGTAATGGTTTCACCCCAAGTTCCATCATCATTCTGTATTACATTTCTTCTTTCATAATTTCTAACAGGGGTAATATCAGGAGAACCATCAGTTCCACCCTTACCCAATTTTTCATTCTCTTTTGTTAGACTATCAAGTGCTAATCGTGCTTCGTCTTTCATTATTCTAAATCAGATACTCTTTGTTTTAATTGTTCAATTTGTTGCTGTTGTTCCTTTATACCCTCTATAAGAAGAGCAACTAGACTCTCATATTTAACACCTTTTACGTCTTTAGTTTCATCTTTATCGTCCTTCATTTTAGTATCAACCACTACTTCAGGAACTATTTCTTCAACATCTTGTGCAATAAGTCCAATATTATCTCCACTAAATTGTTTTGCTAAAGATGGTGCAGTATCTTTTCTCCATTTAAAAGAAACACCTTGCAATTTAAGAATTTTACTGAGGGGTGTTTGTATTGGTTCTATATTATCTTTTAAAATTCTATCAGAATGAGCATGAAGGAGAGCTAATGGTATTCCATTAAATGTCCAAAATCCTGCTAATAATCCTGCTGGAGAAGTCCATGTCATAGATGCACCTGCTCCAAATACTTTAGCACCAGTTATAGTTGCAGCTTTTGCAGCTATAGTAACAAATGATCCTGTTATCGTAGTAGGACCAGGAGAAGTTATAGTATTTGCAGCAACAGCAGTTCGAAATTCTATTCCAAGAACAGTAGATCTACCAATTACAGTATGTTGACCAAAGTAAGTAGTAATAGATGGCCAATGTAGATTTATATTACCAGGAGAACCAAGATAAGAAAAAGGAGAGTCAGGATTCATTCCTGCCATTAAAACTCCTTGCCATAGTCCCGTAAACGATGTTTTACCAACATGATGGTTATAGGAAGCTGCTGTTCCTGGTTTCCAGAAGAATCTAGGTACTTCTAAAGAACTTCCTAAAATAGGATTATAAGTATCTGTACTATTAAAATTTACTTTATCTAATGTCATACTTGATTACCACACTCTTTATTAACTAATCTTAATAAACTTGCTAGACTCATATTTGTAAAAATATCAAAGATACTTGCCAATGGAGATGATTTATTTAATTCACTACATAATAAATCTATACTACCACCTGAACTTAAAGTAATTTGATCCTTACCTACCATACAAATTTTTGTTCCAGCAAAAGTTGTTTTCTCACCAGCAGTCATTGCAATATGTCCATTGGATTTTACTAAAAAATTACCCTTATTTTTAGTTCCACCCGTTTCAATCCAAATATTTTGTGCCTTTAATTTTATATTTCCATGCTCTGCAACCATAACTATATCTCCATGTCTAGCAACTATTGCCTTTGCTACTGCCTCATTTGGAGCATCTGTATTACTAGTACCTTTGACAAGACCCGTACCACAAAGTTCATTGTGTGTGCCAGGAGTATGATCTAATTTATTACCATTCTCATTTACTATAATGGTATGTCCACCTTTAATTGTTTGTACATATCTAGTCCCATCATCATCATTTTCTGTCGTTATGGGACCATACACCATAGCTCCATGAGGATTATCAGTTACTACATGTTCTGGTTGAAAAACTTTACTCATAATTTAAGACACACAATCAATAACACGAACTATATTTCTCTGTTGAGCAAGAATTCTAATTTCATCTTCATCAGTACCAATAGGAACCTCGACAACTCTATCAGAAATTTTTTCAGGAGAATCATCATCTATAATTCTATTAAATGATAATATTGGTCTGACTTCTAACCCTGCTCCAGTCAAACTATTTATATCAATATCTGGCATCTCAGTTATACCACAAACACTATCTAAAATTTGCATTTCAATAACCTGTCCTTGCTCATTCATACTCACACTCACCTCTAAATTAGGTATATCAGGTGTAATAGTTATTTCATCAGTAGGAGAATAACCAATTCCTGTTGAAATAATTTCAAAACCATCCAAACATACATTATAATCTGATATTATACCACTAACAACATCAATATCATCAACATCATCATCAACAACATCATCAAATTCAGTACCACCAGTAGGTTGATTATCATATCCATTCCCAGTGGTAACTACAATAATTCTTACTACTACTCCTTCATTATTAATTTCAGAATATGCGGATGCACCTTGTCCATGTTCACAATTATCAATAATAGCAACAAATGGTGGAGTGGTATATCCTGATCCACCATTATCTAAATTAACTCCTATTAAATGCCCTAAATGATCGACAATGGCACTTCCTGCAGCTGCTAATCCACCACCACCAAAAATTTCAATGGTTGGAGGTCCACACCTATATGGATTTGTATCACAAGTAAGTCCACTATCTGGACTATCTGCTATTTTTTCTCCAAAAATTGAAAATCCCTCCGTCCATTGACCAATAGAATCTTCTACTTCAGAGGATGATGGTACTTCTATAAAACCTGCAAAATTATCCTTAGCAGTTTGAAATGCTGCATCATCTGAAGGATTTGTATTAATCTCGGTAATCTCTGGACATTCTGGTTCTAAACATAAAAATGACTCAAATGCAAGAATTTTATCAATAGCAGAAAAAACTGAACCTGCAATTTTACCAATTCCACCTAAAAGATCTTCTATTCCATCTAAAATTGGAGCCAATGCTCTGTCAATATTTGCTGCTAAATTGTTAATTAATGAATTCGCAAATTGTTGTGCTGCACAAAGAGGAATATTTACAACTTTACCTACTAACTCACTTAAAAAATTTGATACAAAATCAACAAGACCATCTAATATCTCAGTAAATTTACATATAATTAAATTTAGGATTTGCTGAACTATGGTGTTTTTTATAGTATTGGCAAGTGTAGTAAAAATTTTATCAACTATCCACTGAATTACTTTTCTAATTTTACCTATTATCCAATTACGTAATCTTTGAACAATTGTTCTGAGAGCAGCAGCAATAATACTCGAAACATCCTTAATCAAACTTCTTATATTCCTTAGATCAGTTAATACTTCATCCACATACATCTTACCATATTTTTTAATCTTCTTCAACTGATCGAAAAAATTTCGTAGTGCACCAGTAATTTTACCCAATTCAGTTTTACCACAAGGATCTCCAGTATCTACTAATGCATCAGCAAATATTCTTGATTTCTGAACTTGCTGAGAAAATCCATAATTTTCACTAGAAGAAGCACCCTTTTTAGAAGAATCTTTTGATGATTGTTTGTTTACTGTCATTATATTATAATTGTATACGGTTATTTATAGAGAAGGATTAAGATTGACAGTTGTACCTGCTGATTCATCGATATAAGGAGTAGGTATAATATCTCTATCAGTAGTAGGAACCTGAACTTCCATATTTAAAAAATCCTCATTATTAATTTCTGTTTGTCCTGATGGTTTACTTCCTGTTGTAAGTTGATGTTTACCTGGTTTCATACCAGAATTATATCTATTTACTCTTTTCATCATATTTGATTTATTAGTTTCATATTCTGATTGATTATTACCAAGAACATGAGTAATAACAGGTTGTTGTTCTCCCTCATCCATAAAAAATCCTATTACCCATTCACCACCCCATATACCACTAGATACATAATTTCTATTTCCATGTAAAGTTGGTTTAGCAACGATTGCCCATGGTAAATCATCATCAGAAAGAGTATCATTAGTTTTTGGATGTTTCCCAGGTATTCTTATTTTTACACGATCTCCATGAGTATCATCCCATGTACCTTCTTTAACAGCCTCATTTTGATCCGTAGCAACTTGTGCTATGAACCATTTATAATTACCGATTGTTCCTAAATTATTTTTCATTAGCTATTTTTAGAGTATAGTCCATAAGAATCACGAACCAAAGTCATTGAAGTCATAGATGTAGTAGAATCAAAATGATGACATAAATCAACAATCAAGTATTTTCCACTTTGTACTGGATCATCAGATCCTTGTTCTTTACTACTTTGTGTAACGATTTCAAAATTACAGTTAATGGTATCACCAGCTTTCAAATTAATATTGCAAGGTACTTGCATATTTAACACTTGACTGAATAATATATTATATCTCATTGTAGATTGTGCTTGCCAACCAATTGGATCATTATTATCAGAACCTGCAATTTCAGGACTATGCGTTCCAATATCTAGAATATCAAAATGAGTTCTAGTAAATTTTCCACTACTAAGATCAGTATCTACTTCTGGTTCTTCTACATCCTTACCCAAAGATTTCACTAATTCAGTAAATTCAAATGGTTTTTCAACTTCTTCAAATGTTTTAGGATTAAAATAGATGTTACGTGAATTTAGAACACCAGTTTTTAAAGTATTGAGGAAATTTTGATTCTTACTAATAAAGAAAGATAAAATTTTAAAATCATTTCCACTATTATCCACATTAGCTGCGAATCCACCTGTTCTATAATAAGTTGCTACTGGTTCCTGAGAAATTAAAGAATCAATAGATCTAAAATTAAATCCTGTTCTCGTCTCATAGAAGAAAAATCCAGCATTACCTTCAGATGGTACAGACTTTGCTGCCAACCACATTATCAATTCAAAAGGAGATTGACTGTTACCAGTAAAAGAATAATCATTACTAGTATCATCAATCCTTACTTTATTTTGTTCTGTACCCAAATATTCTTTTATAATGTTTCCAACAGTATTTCCAATATTTCCATTATACTTTTTATATACTACAGAATTTTGATTAGTAATTGATGATTGAGATATTAAATTAATAAGAATTACATTCTGTTGAGAAGTTTGATTTAAATTTGATGCACTATTAACAATGAGTGGATTTCTTTCAAAATCAAGAGCACCTGAATTATTATTTCTTATTCTAAACTTAAGTTCCTCTCCACTAGTGATAGGAAGTGCATTATATACTGAACCTATTCTTTCTTGTTTATCATAATCATTATTATATGCCACCGAACCACCAGTATCTACAAATGTAAATGATGCTGTTACATTAGGAGATAATACACTTTCATAATAATCAAAACTCGTAGTCTTTCCTTGAAGATTAACTTCTTTACCATTCTTATTGATAGTAAGAACCTCATAAATTGATGCTTGTGCTGCTTTTGCCATTTATCTTACGTGTTCCATATAGATGATAGTTTTTGGGATTGATTAGAACTTGATGATCCCCCAGAAGATCCAGAATTTCCTATTGGAAATGGTACATATTCTATTTCTTTTTGAAATGCAATCATAAGTGTAGTATCTCCATCAGTATTGAAAGATTGATCTCCTATACTATTATCTTTCTTTATTGGTGTTATTGGTCTAAAAAATCCATATCCACGATCTTCACCAGTTTTTACTCTTATTTGTTGCTCTTTATACTCTGCACCCTCACCTCTTATAACTCTATTAAAGAATCTAGTAAATCTATTTCCCTCTTTCTTTTTCTCTTCTTGCTCCTTATTTAATAAATTAAGAGTTTCCTCTCTTCCAACCGCTTTTATAGATTTATCAACATTCTGATCAGGATTTCCACCCTTAAACATATTTAATGCCTTATTTATTGCTGATATTATTGTAGCAAATCCATCAACAGTTTTCTTTACTACTAGAAGTTTTCCACCTATAATATCTCCTTCTTCATTAAATACAGCGAATTCATCCATTTCCAATCCTTCTGTTTTTAATTTACTAATTTTTACACCCCCTAAAAAATCAGCAACTCCATTTATTATCTTACCAAGAAAATCAAATATTCCTTTATTATTTTCTTTAAATTCTTTCCATTTGTTAATGATAGCCTCTATAGAATTAACTATAATACCAGTTAGTAATATACCACCAAGTCCGAATAATTTATCAATGATATTTAGAGGACTTTTTAATACAGATTGTACTTTTTTTCCTGTTGGAGTTTTAGTAGATTCAATATTTTTTTCCATTTTTCTTACTTCACCTCTTTCAAGAACATTTCTTTGTATTCGATCCCTATCAAGACGTTGTTTTTTTAATTTCTTAACGTCCCGATTAAGTTTATTTCTAATTTTCTCAGAATTTCTTTTTAACTTTTCAATACCACCACTAGTCTTTCTCTTAGACATTCGTTTGCCAAAATTTGACATAATCTTCCTAGTAGAACTTGCTGCTTTTTTTAAAGCATTTGGAGTTGCTTTTATACCCTTAATAAGTTCTTGTTTAGCAGCAGAAGCCACATCATAAACCAATTCTCCACCAGCATATGCTGCTTTTCCTGCTGCTCTTCCTACTACCTTAGATCCTTTTGCAGTTGCTTTTCCAGCAACAGTAAGTCCTTTTGCAGTTCCTGCTACTACACCTGATACTATTTTTCCTAATGCTAAGAGTGGTAATGCCATATCTTATACGTATATCCCGTAAATATCTGGAGTCAACTGTCTATAAGGATCACTCACATTTTTTGAAGAAATGTGTAAAACATTAGTTGCTACAGATGATATTGATGGTAATTGTGGTTGATTTTTAGTAATTGTCGGTAGATTAATTGGTATAAAATTCATTCCTGATTTTTTTGAAATCGTATCTACCTTAATATCCTTATCTACTTTATTAATAGAACCGCTTGTTAAATTTACACCTCCTGTAAATTTTAATGTCCGTTTGGATGGTGGTTTATCTCTAGGACCACTCCATCCACCATTAGATGAATCAAAATCTTGCTTTATCCAATATTTTCCCTTATTATCTTGAAAATAATCACCAGGATTAGCATCTTTTGGAGCACCTGGTATTGGAGCACCGACAAAATTTTTCTTTCCTGTAGGATCATCAGCATAATATTCATTAACCTTATCTAACATCCATTTTGCTCCCATTCCAGAAGCAGCAATAGCTAATACTCCAAGAAATACAGGATTAGCTAATGCTGCCAAAACAGCTCCTATAACTTTTATTGCTGCAATAGCCTTTAAAAGTAATCCAATTCCTATTAAAACTCCAGCAGTACCTAACATCCATTTCCAATTCTTTTTAATTATCTTAAAAAATGTTGACATTTTTTCTCGATTTTCTTCATTCTTTAACCAATCAAATGCAGCATTAGCTAATGCTCCAGTACCTAATATTCCACCTAATTGTAATAATTTACCAAAAATACCTGAGAAAGGAGAAGCAACCTTAGATGCAGTGTTTGTAAATATATTTCCTGCTTTCTTTTGTTTTTGTTTCTCTATTCCACTTTCTGCTCTTCCAAATTTTCCTTTCGATTTTTGTTTTTTTGTATCACTAATATCTTCTTTATTCTCTGTAATACGATTCGCAAAATCTAATGATATTGCATTACCAATATCCAAAAGAATGCTATTTATTTCATCTAATTTTGAATTATCATCATTACTTATATTATCTTTATTATCTCCATCACTATCATCATTGTCAGTATGAGAATGTAAACTTGCATTTTGTATAGTTTCTGCAAGTAAATTTATACTCTCAAAATTTTTCTTTATTTTTAATGCAAGAGTACTGAGTGATAAATTAATATTTGCAATCTGATTCTCTAAAGCACTTCCAGCTGCATGAGATGAACCCATAAATTTTGCAGCACTTATTGTGGGTTTAATAGTTGTATTTCCTGAACTTGTTACGTTAGCCACTTTGTTGTTGCTGTTGTTTTAAATTTTCCTCTTCAATATATTGTTTGAGTAGAGAAATATAAACTTCTCGTTCCCAAGGAATCATGTTTTCGAGCTCTGTTAATGAGTATTTATGGTGTTGCATCAAGGCAAAGTTTAATTTATAGTATGACTCAAGATCTGTATGAGCCATACTTAGTTGAAAAAACTTGCTAATCCCTCCAATACGACTTTATTTTCAACACCAGTCTTAGGATTTTTTATCTTAACTGTATGTGAAAGTTTGGGCATTGTTGTAAAGAATTTCTCTACATCTTTAAATTGTTTTGTATTCAACTGTTCAATAAATTCTGATAATTCTTTCTTAGTAGAATCAGAAGAACTCCAACTTTCTTCTTCATTGTATATTATATCAATACATGAAGTAATCATGTCTAATGACTGAGAAACTTCACTTCTACTAGTATCAGATGCATCAAAATTATTTTCAATAAACTCATTCATAGATGGATATTTCAATTTCATTGAAAGATTATCATCAAGTTTGACAATATTTGTATGTTTCTTATCTTTCTGAACTTTGATAGAATCAATATCAATTTCCATCTGAACTTGTGTCACTCCATCATCAGGACACGTCACATTCACTTCTACTGTCTCACCGACTGATTTAGAACGTACATTCAAGAACAAATATTCAATATCAAAAGTAGAAAGTTTTTCAACCTTAATACCTCTGGTGAGAATACAATTATTTAATATATCAATAATGGCAGAAGTAATCTGCTTCATATTATCAGATTCCATTGCCATGACTAATATCTTTTCTTCTCTTACTAGAAAAGGACGATATTTAATCTTCTTTGCAGTAGAAGGCAATACCAACTCAAATGTTGGGGTATTAATTTTTGGTAAAGGCATAATAAGCTAATAACAAGTCGTAATTTATATAGGAGGGTTTTTTAAAAAGAACCTGGTGGAAATGTATTTCCATACTTTAAATTATCAAGTCTTACATTCTGACTTGTGGTAAGATTTTCTCTACTAATAGTATAACCACCCTCAACAGCATCGGGAAGACTATTAGATAATTCAGTCTCAGAAGCATCTGTACCACGATTAAATAAACTCTGTGCGTATCTACTATACCTAGTATCAAGGAATGTACGTGGTATATCATCAAATTCACTTAGATTAGGAGAAGTAATATAACTTCCTCTAGGATTTACAATATAACGATCATAATTGAAAGTAACACTAACTTTTAATAAATCAGCATCTCCATATGATACTGGAATCGTAGTCATAGTCTTAGGAAAAGCATTAATAAATTGATAATCTATCTGAGATGTAATATCTTTCTCAAACTTGGATATAAACATTGTCTGAACTTTATAATCATCTGGATATCTATATCTCTTATAATAATTTTCACGCAACTCATTAACTTGATTATGAGATCCACTTGAAATAAAATCCATCCAACCTTCAAAAATTCTTAGGTTAGTATAATCAGTATCAATATAAAAAGTAAAATCAATATCAGTATATAAACGAGTATGTGCAAACTCTTGAGGTACTCCCATAAAATTATCTTTCACTTCACCAGTCGCATATGATGTAGTTGGTAATACTGCCTCAGAACAAAGAAGACCACTCTTTCTTGATAGAAAAGTACCTGGATTGTTTATTCCAAGATATCCACCCAAATATTGTAATATTTCAGGTTTTAATGCAGAAAAACTTACAAGATATTGATTGGATTGTGAGATCTTACCAACCAGATCTTGCACCTGATTCATCGTAATTTTTTGTACAAGCCTATTCGCCACTCTAAATACCTTATAAGATTCTTTATATTATTAGTTATTTAGATGGCTTATAAAGGTAAATATAGACCCTCAGTTCCCTCCAAGTATAGAGGTAATCCCACAAACATCATTTATAGATCTTTATGGGAACTAAAATTCATGAAATATTGTGATAGTAATTCAAATATTCTTGAATGGGGAAGTGAAGAAGTAATAGTTCCATATCGTTCACCTATTGATAATAGATATCATAGATACTTTCCAGATTTCTATATTAAAGTCAAAGAGAGCACAGGAAAAATTAAGAGAATGATAATTGAAATAAAACCTCAAAAGCAATGTGTAGAACCAAAAGTACAAAAAAGAAAAACGAAATCATATGTATATCAAGTTTGTGAATATGCCAGAAATCAAGCAAAATGGGAAGCAGCAAAAGAATTCTGTGAAGATAGGCAGTGGGAATTCAAAGTGCTAACAGAGAATGAATTAGGTATCAAATAATGAGTCGTATTAGATCTATAAGAAACAATCTAATTGGAACTGAAGATGCTGATGATTTAATGTTTGAAATTATAAGTGTTCTAAGTGAAGGTGATAAAGTTCCAGAGGTAGGTAATTTTTATGTATTTGTTTATAATCCAAAAACACCTAACATTAGATACGATCAAAATCCATTAGTAGCAGTCACTGAAGTTTTAGAATGGGGATTCCGTGGAATCAACTTTCATTGGAATCAACCTCGACAATATACATGGAGTGAAGTAGCAGGAGGACTCTATCAAGTATATGATGATGAGCTAAATGACCTCGATGCAATACCTTTCTCTAAAATTCTCATAAATAGATAAAAAAGAATATAATGCCACAAACTGTTCTTCGCTATCCATTAAAAATATTTACAGAAGAAACTGATTATCTGCAAGTAGATGTGCAGGAATATGTTCCTCTTGGAGGAGGAAGTCCTGCTGATAGTGATATTGAATTTAATAGGTCAACTACGTTTAACCCAATATCACTTTTAAGTAATCCTAGAGATAGATTCAGAAGAAATAGTACTAAAAGACCTATAAGCACGGTACTATTACCAATACCATCAACTATTCAAGATGGGAATGCTGTTAGTTATAAAGACGATGAACTGAATAGTATTACTGCAGCAGGAGCTGCTGGTGCAGCAAATTTAATGAAAGGAGCAGCTGCTGCTAAGGGTGATATAGATGCACAAATAAATAATTTTAAAGAATCTATGACATCTGCTCTAAAAGATTCTGGATTAACCTTAGGAAATGCTCAAGATTTAATAACCAAATACTTAGCAGGTCAGGCAGTAGGTATATTTGGTGGTAATATAACAGTGCAACAATTATTACAAAGACAACAGGGAGAAATATTTAACCCAAATATGGAACTTTTATTTGGTGGTCCTACCTTAAGAGCATTCAAGTTTTCATTTAAAATGATGCCAAGAAATATAGATGAATCGCAACAAGTTAAAAATATCATAAGAACATTCAAGAAAGGTATGTCACCAAAAACAAATCAAAGTAATACATTTCTAAGAACACCAAATGTTTTTGAATTGAGGTATAGACAAGGAAGCACAGAACATAGATTCTTGAATAAATTCAAACAATGCTTCTTACAAGATATATCAGTGAATTATACTGGTGAAGGTAATTATGCTACTTATGAGGATGGAACACCGATTTCCATGATAATGGATTTAACATTTAAAGAACTTGAACCAATTTACGATATTGATTATGATGATCCAATTACAGGATTACCAAGAGACAGCACAGTAGGTTATTAAAATGGGATATTTTAGAGAACTACCAAATTTAGATTATCAATCATTCATACCTAAGGATGAACATGCATGTGGTGATTATATACGTGTGAAGAATCTTTTCAGAAGATCTAAAATACGTGATGACTTACAAAATGTTTTTACACTATTCAATAAGTACCAGATAAAAGACGGTGCAAGACCTGATACTGTTGCCGAAGAATTTTATGGTAATGCTGAATTAGATTATGTTGTTATTATTACTGCAGGTATTATTAATATAAGAGATGAATGGCCATTATCAAGTAAAGACTTGTATAATTATTCTCATGATATTTACGGAGATTCCTTAACTGATGTACATCATTGGGAAACAAAAGAAGTAAAAGATTTGAATGGTAAATTGATTCTACCAAAAGGTAAAGTAGTAGATTCTACTTTCACAATACCAGATCCAGATGTATATAATAATACATTAAATCCTGTCGGATATATTACTAACTATGAATATGAAACAAGAAAGAATGATGAAAAAAGATCAATTCATATGTTAAAACAAGAGTATCTACAACAATTCTTGAATGATATGAGAATTGAAATGATTTATTCTAGATGTTCTCAATATGTAGATGAAAACGTAATTAAAACAGAAAATACTAAAGTTACAATTCCATAAAAAAAGGGAGGTGTTTAACCTCCCTTTCTTGTATCATTCTGATGCCAGTTGAGCAAAATACGATAATGTGTCATCTTCATCTTCAGTAGATGTTTTTGATACTGCAGCAGTAACTAATTGTTCTGCTGAACCACGATCAGCATCTTCATCAACAGTTTCCACATCTTCACGAACTGTGGTGTTATTACCAAGAACATAACCAAGACGCTTCTTCAACTCATCATAAGACTTGAACTGATCAGCAGCAACAAACTCTTGAAGAGAACTTTCTTTCTTCCAGAGTGCTTCTAATGCATCGTCATCATCCAATATTGGAGTGACAGCAGTGAACTCAGAAGAATCATAGTTTCTATAACCAGCAACGTTCTTTGCCTTCAACTTGAAGTTAGCACCTTGCCAGAAATCAAATGGATCAATTGCTTCCTCATCCTCAAACTCAGGTTGCATTGCTGCAGTTAGTTTG